ATCTAGGATCAAAAGATCGGCAAATGGGCGTATTTCGGCAGGCTGAAGGAAGTGGATTATGGCGGACAGCCGGCTCCCGCCACGGATCCTGATCCCACCGTGCCGGTGACAAAAGTTGTGACCGCGGACACAGGGGCCACGGTGAACCTGAGGAAGACGCCAAACGGGGATCTGGTGGACCGGGTGCCCATCGGGGAGACCGTAACAGTGTACGAGGATGACGGCACCTGGGCCCGGGTGAAATGGATCTGGAAGAAAGGATATATGATGTCGAAGTTCCTGCAGGATCTGAGCTATGATCAAACGACTTACTATACTGTGATAATTCCCCACCTCCCCAGATATAACGCGGAGGCTCTGGTTAAAAACTATGACGGGGCGACCATGACCGAGGAGAGGAGGGAGAACGGATGATATGGGAGATCGTGAAGGCAGCAGGGATCCCGGCGCTTTTGCTGGGCGTGATCGTGACGAGCTGGGTCCAGATCCGCAGCGTTAAAAAGGGCGTGCAGGCACTGCTTCGGGATCGGCTGCTGCAGGGCTACAAATTTTACTACGCACAGGGCTGGGCCGACACAGACGATCGGAGTAACTTGGAAAATGTTTATGTCCAATACCACAATTTGGGGGCCAACGGCGTGATGGATGATCTGCACACCAAATTTCTGGCGCTGCCGGTGGACCCTCCGAAGTCAGCACAGTGAGAGCTGGCGCGGGCTGTGTGAAGTATAGACGCGCCTGGAATGAGTTATATTAAGATAGGAGGAATGGAACATGATGAATTGGGATTGGAAACAGTGGGCGCTGGCTGCGCTGGTTCGGGCTGTCAAAACGTTTGCCCAGACATTCGCCTCCATGATCGCGGTGGGCGCCGCGTTTCACGAGGTTGATTGGATCCGGGCGCTGTCCGTTTCCGGTGTGGCGTTTGTGCTGAGTATAGTGACGAGTCTGGCCGGCCTGCCGGAGGTACCGGAAAAACAGCCGCCCGATGAGATCACTAAGGTCATTGATAATGAATAATATTGAATAATCAACACGATACCCCTGGGGAAATATCCTCAGGGGTCTTTTTTTGTGCTTAAACCGGAAAACATTTCACATAAATTAAATATTAAAGTTGACTTTATATAAACTATGTGTTAGAATCAGGATGTACTCAGAGAGAGGGCGGAACAAGAAGGAGGGCACAGAGATGAGCGATATTACCGAGCGGATCGAGGAGCTGGAGGCCAAAGGCTTCAATCGGTGGCAGAAAAACGGCATGGATCGGATGTACATCAACGCCAGCGAGCTGGGCCTCGTGTGTTCCTACTACAAGACCGGCAACATCAGCGACGCAACATTCCAGGGCGACAGCATCAGCAACGGCGAAGCGAGCCGCATGAAGAGCGCCAAAACCTACATCGACCTGGCTAAAAAATGCATCGTCAGCGATAACGCGATGCTGGCCGCGGCGGCTGCGGATCTGGTTGGAGCAACCTACAGCTACGGTGACAAGATCATCGCGCTGTGAGAATAAGGAGGAGAAGACCATGAAAAAAATCATCAACGGGAAACTGTATGACACCGACACCGCGAAAGAGATCGCGGCCAACTATCACGGCGATGGACCGCGGGACTTTCGCTATTACGCGGAGAGCCTGTATCGGAAACGCACCGGGGAATATTTCCTGCATGGCGAGGGCGGACCGATGACGCAATACGCGATCAGCTGCGGACAGAACCAGTGGCGCGGTGGCGAGAAAATCATCCCCCTGAGTTATGATGCTGCGAAACAGTGGGCTGAGGAAAACATGGACGCGGATGACTACCAGGCAGAATTTGGGACCGTCAGCGAGGGCGATGCCGGGGAGCGGGTGGCCATGTCGATCTCCCTGGATGCAGCGACGGCGGACAGGATCCGGCGCGAGGCACAGGAAAAAGGCATGAGCGTTTCCGCGCTGATCGCGTCGAAATTCTGATCAGGCGACGATTCTCAGGATGAAGTAACCGCCAGAATGGAAATGACATTCGCCAAAGCTGGAAAATAAACAACAGGCCGGGAAACGTTCCCGGCCTTTTTTTCATTATCTGAAAATAACAAGCCCAATCATGTCGCGGACAAAGACGAAATAATGTTTTCCGGGTTCGACTTTATCCGGGAGCGCTCCACCATCGCCGGTCAAAGTCGAACACTCGACTTGACCGGCTTTTTCTATTTCATCTGGATCCGGAGGATCAATCACGCTGGTCTGCTTTCCTCCGGAGACATTGAAAAAGATCACGATCTTTTTGTCCCACAGATAGATTGTATTGATAAATGTATCGATCAGCTTCAGCCGGAAATTGAGATCAAAAAGATCTCCGCGGGAGAATGTTTTCATCCAGGCGATCACCTCGTCCTCCGTGATGAGGATTTTCTGCTGGATCCGGAGCTTCGCAAGCTCCGTCTCCGCACTGATCCGCTCATTCTCCAGCTGCTCCATGCGCTCAGTGATCCGGGAGACAGCGCTGTCCGGCACGGTGGCCAGACGGTCAACAAGGCGATTGAGCTCCTGATCGAGGCGGCGGAGGAGCTGTTCCAGATCGTCTGTCCTGGAATGATCGATCTCCGCATTATAGATCCGGACAACGGCGGAGGCGATCTGATGAAGGCGCTCCGGATCGAGAATATACTGGACAGTCTGCTCACAGACATACCATTCGAGGAAATCTTTCTTTTCCCGGCACTTCCGACAGTCGTTCTTTCTATGCTTCCTGCCGGAGCAGGAATAATAATAGTGCTTCTCTCCGGTTTTTGAGGTCGCGCTGTCTCCGCACATCGGAAGAGCGCACTCCCCACAAAAGAGCTTTCCTTGCAGCAGGAAAGAAACAGGGCTCCGGCCAGCGGCAGGCTGGCGCTTGTTCTTTTCCCGGCGCTTCACGGCCTGGGCGAATGTCTCAGGATCTACGATCGGAGCGGAGCATCCGGGAAGGACCTGTCCTTTATACATATATTCTCCGATGTATGCTCTATTCGGAATCATCGTATCGAAAGAACTTGTGGAAAACAGGGATCCTCTGAGAGTACGATATCCGCGGGAATTGAGATCATCCGCGATATCAGCGAGAGACTCTCCGGAGGCGTATCTTTGATAGATCTCCCGGACAATGGGAGCTGTCCGCTCATCCGGGACAAGATGATGATCCTGGACAATATATCCATACGGAACAGATCCGCCGCAGAACCATCCTTTTTTGATGGACTCTGCCTGTCCTCTTTTGATGTTTTCAGACAGATTCGCGGAATAGTATTCCGCCATAGACTCAAGAAGCCCCTCCAGGATGATTCCTTCCGGAGAATCAGTGATATTTTCCATCACAGAGACAACACGGACACCATACTTTCCGAGCGTCCTTTTATAGATGGCAGAGTCATATCTGTTCCGTGCGAAGCGATCCAGCTTCCAGACGATCACAATCTTGAATTGCTTTTTTGCGGCATCGCGGATCATGCGCTGGAAGTCCGGACGATCATCTGATTTTCCGGTCAGGGCGCGGTCAATATATTCTCCAATCACACGATATCCGCAGCGCTCCGCGAATTGATAGCCGTCATGGAGTTGGCCTTCTATAGACTGCTCCGTCTGGGAGTGAGAGGAATACCGGGCATAGATCACAGCGGGGATCAGATCGGGCATGATGGCCTCCTGTCATTTGATCTTATCCATGGACTTGATACAGAGCTGGGCGGTCGCTATTGCGTCAGAAAGGGCGCGATGCGCATCGCCGCGATCGATTTGTGCGGCCTTGAGGAACGTGTCGAGCTTTCTGTTTTTGAGCCCTCCCCAGTAAACAGAGAGCCGCATGGTGTCAAAATACTTTTTCGGAGCGTCAAAACCGAAACGGGCACAGGCATTGTCCAGGAAAGAAGCATCGAATCCGCCATTATGAGCGACAAGGAGATCTCCGTCAACAAAAGCGAGGAAGTAAGCGAGGACGGGCTTGATAAACGGCTGGCCTTTCAGCATTTCATTTGTGATATGGTTCACGGCGGAGGCTTCCTTCGGCATCTTTATTTGAGGATCAATAAGCTGCTGGAAAGTCTGATCCGTGATCTGGCCTCCGGATACACGGACGGCTCCGATTTCGACAATGCGGTCACGGTCCGCATCAAGGCCGGTCGTTTCCAGGTCGAAAACGACATAGGTCTTTCCGGAGACCTTCTTAAAAGCATCGACGGTGATCAGCTTCGGATAATTGCCATACCATGGGCCGCGGTTTCCGGATTTGGATCCGTATTTCTTTCTGAAGAGCGAGAACAAAGACGGCTTTCCATTCTTCTTTCTGCTGCGGTTTATAAGAAGAACGACAATCAAGGCGAGGAGTACAAAACCGAGGATCTCAGAGACAACCGGGGGAAGATGAGTGGTGCTTTCCATGATACAATCCTCCTATTTATTCATTGTCCGATGCAGCAGAGGGCTGATCGTAAATTTGCTGATCTTTTTTTCCGTAAATATAAACAAGCTCCTGGACTCGTTCGATTGCTATGCGCTGTCCAGTAGAACTGAGCTGCCGAAAAAGGGCGAGAAGTGTGTCTTCATCAGGGCTTTCTGAAGATTCTTCTCCGAGACTGATGAGAGAAGACACAGGAACCATAAAATATAAAGAGATTTTCTCAAGAGCATCAGCGCGAGGGAAAGAGCCTCCATGAAGCCAAAGAGAAACAAGCCCGCGGGACACTCCGATCTTTTTTGCAAAATCGGCCTGAGATATATCTGCATCGCGAAACAAAGCGCTGAATCTTTTCTGGAATATCTCTCTTGCGTCCATCAAATGCACCTCCTCCGTAGAGCATATTTTATAACCGATCGGAAGCAAAGTCAAATTAAATTGAATTTTAGTCTTGACGTGTTAATTTAATTAGCGTATTATTAGCTGCAGGAGGTGAAAAACAATGCCGGAAGAATTCAAGGTAACATGGGAAGCAGCGAGAGTGAACGCAGGACTCCAGCAGCAAGAAGCAGCCAAATCCCTCGGCATCTCAAAACAGACTCTTTTGAGCTACGAAAAATATAGAACATTCCCGAATGCTGAAATGATTTTGAAGATGTCTGGTCTGTATAGACGCAAGGTGGATTATATTTTTTTGCAAAAACCTGTTAATTTAATTAACGCATGAGCAAAAGGAAGGAGGCGGGCTGGTCATGTCACTTTCCGAAACGATCAGGCAGATCACGCTCCTCAAGGAGCACGCGAAAGAGTGTCTCGAACAGGAAACCGGAGAAATGGCACTCGCGGCAGTCAGCGAAAAAGACATCGAAGCGCTGACAACAGCCGCGGCAGTCCTGGAAGGAGTCAGGATCCTTCATGGGATTTTCAGCAAGGAGGCGGAGACATGACAGTCAGGCAAATCGGGGTGACGGCAATGAGAGATCCGGTCACAGGAGCTTTCCTTCCGTCTGTCCCTCTGTATATCAACGCGGAGGACTCAAGCAGGCTCCCGGAGGCGATGGATTACGATCTCCGGCAGCTGGCCAGCCAGGTCGAGGAGTACAGAAAAGAAGCAGAGAGGCTGGAAAAGGAAGCAAAAGCGAGGAAGGAGGCGAGAAAGCATGGCAGGCAGAAGAAAGCACGCTCTTCGGGGCCGGAAGACCTTCAGAGCGCGGATGCGTGAGGCCGCGATCTTCCTGACGGGGTCTCTCCCGTTTAAAGTCAGGTAGAGCATGGGACTCAGGAAATAAAAAATCCTCCAGCGGCGCTAACGCTGGAGGATGGCCGAAAGGCCAGAAAGGGAATCGCCATGAGAAATTATACCATCGGAGAGCGGATTAAGTCAATTCTGATCATTATCGCACTGATTGCAAATCTGATCATCTGGGGAATGGTGATCTATAAGGAGCTTACAAAGCCGAAGCCGGTCTGCGGAGTGGATTACTTCCCTATGGCAAACCAGCACATCGAATGGACATGGGCCGGAAAGGGACAGGGATCATGAGGAGCTGGACGAGAGATGTATATATGAAAACAGAAGAGGAAGTTGACGGTGGATGGATCTGGGGATCGAAACGGATCCGGAGGAAGAAGAAGGAGGAGCCGCAGGAAATCCTGAGAGGATCGCATACGAAGCCGGAGCGCGGGAAATACTGGATCGTGACAACGGTGAGGGATGACATGCCGTATTATCTGACGGATGTGGAAAAGTGCGGAGAGAGAAATATCACATACACATGGAACCACGGGGAACAGGGGCAGAAAAAGGCCGCGATCTTCCGCAGTGAGGATGAGGCATGGGATACTGCCTACAAATGCCGGGGAACCGTGATCACACAGGTTATCAAGGAAAGGGCGGAGGGATGCAAAGATGAAGCTGACGAGAATTGACCGGCTGGAGCATATCGAAGACATCATTCAGAAGCACATCGCTGTGACGGAGAAGCAGATGGAAAGCTTAGGCACGATGACGGACCCGGAGATCTGCAGGATCCGGAACATGTATCTGCTGGATCTGGGGGAGCTGCGGAGCAACTTGATTTCAATCCGGCACAAGGTTGAGCTTGAATACGCGACCAGAAAAACGAGGGAGGATTTCCATGACCAGATCAAGGGCTTTACTGAAGGCGGCAATGTGGGCGGACAGCATGAAAAGGATCGCGGGGGATGTTGGATTCGTGAGTACCCTCCCCGCACCGGGAACCGCAGAACAATATCACATGTGGGAAGAATTGGCGGATATATACCGGAAGATGGCCAGGGAAATGCAGACTGAGGAACAGAAGGCTAGAGAAGCCAGGAAGGAAGCAACGGCGATAGATTATGATGGACGACCGAACCAGGCAGATGATCGAACAGTATTTACCGAATCCTCCGGATCCGGATCTGGACTTTGGTGAATTCTATTATCGCCAGTCAACCATGAAGGGCGAACAGGTGATCAAGGTCCGCGTGACATCCATCTTCCCCGGAGAGAGGCATCAGCCGGAGGAATACGAGATCTATCAGATCCGGAGCGACGGCCTGCGCTGGGTGGATGTCGGATGGGGAGATCACTGCAGAGGGGCGCACAAGTCAGAGCTGTACGACAACAAGCAGGACTGCAGGGATCAGACCCACCAGTGGGCTGAAAACTGGGAAGAGCTGCGGAGGATCCAGAGGGAGGAGCAGAATGATGACTGATATAAAAGAGACAATCCAAGGGATGTATGACCTCAAAACCTATCTTGCAAGCAAGGCCATAGAGGAGCACGGCCCGGCCAGAGAATCGCTGATAGGGATGCAGAAAGTTGTTGATTCAGCGGTCAACCTGCTGAAAGAGCAGGAACCGAAAAACCAAAGCGGGATACCATTGGCCAGAGGGGAGGTGAATCAAATGCTTCCTTTCAACAAGAAGAAGCCGTCCGCGGCGACGTGGCTGGTGTTCAACATCGGAACGGATCTGGAATTCGCGGAGTGCTCCAACTGCGGGGCAGAGCTGGGGAAAGACAAGTATGACCAGTATGACATGCCGCAGTCGTGCTACAAATGTGGGGCGAAGATCATAGATATCGAGTTTCCGGAGTGATCGGACAGAAGCGGAAGGAGCGAAAACCAGAGATGGAACAGACGAATAAAGTCAGGATTTGCCGCGGATGCGGAACGGAAATCCGGCTTCTGAAGACAGGAACCGTCTATAAAAATGTGATGGTTGAGGCGGAGCCGGTCTGGATCCGGCTGGCCAGAGGGGGAAACGTTTTCTACACGGCAGACGGGAGGCCGGTTTTCGGGTATCTGGCCGGGGATGCGGATGACGATCCGGATACCAACTTCCTGGAGGCATACATTCCACACCTGGGCAATTGTCCAAACAATGGAAGGGCGCCGCGCCGGCGCAGGAGGCCGAGCGGATACAGATGAGAGAGATCGTAGTCGATAATTTCGCGGGAGGCGGAGGAGCCTCGACGGGAATTGAGATCGCTATGGGCCGGAGCGTGGATATCGCCATCAATCACGATCCGGCGGCGATTGCGATGCACAGAGCAAATCATCCGGGGACAAAGCACTACACGGAGGATGTCTGGAAGGTGGATCCCGTGAAAGCCTGCGACGGCCATCCGGTAGCACTGGCCTGGTTCAGCCCGGACTGCAAACACTTTTCGAAGGCGAAGGGCGGAAAGCCGGTCAGCAAGAAGATCCGAGGCCTGGCATGGGTGGCCGTGAAATGGGCGAAAGCCGTCCATCCGAGAGTGATCATGCTGGAGAATGTGGAAGAGTTTCAGGAATGGGGACGGCTCGACAAAAACGATAAACCGGATCCGAGATATAAAGGGGAAACATTCCGGAGATTCGTCGGGCAGCTTGAGAAGCTGGGATATACAGTGGAATTTCGGATGCTCAGAGCTTGCGACTATGGAGCGCCAACGGTCCGGCGGAGGTTCTTCCTTATCGCGAGATGCGACGGGAAAGAGATCAGGTGGCCAGATCCGGAATACGGAGATCCTGATGGGCTCGAAGTCGCGGCGGGAATCAAAAAGCCATGGAAACCGGTCGCGGATGTGCTTGACTTCGATCTTCCCTGTCCATCGATCTTCGACACAAGCGAAGAGATATGGAGGAAGTACAAGATCCGGGCTGTGAGGCCGCTTGCGGATGCGACGATGCGCAGGATCGCGAAAGGGATTGTGAAATTCGTCATAGAGAATCCGGATCCATTCATCATCGAAACGGGAGAAAGGAAAGCCGTCAACCTGATCCAGTATCACAGCGAACAGACAGACGATGTCAGAGGCCAGGACATCAAAAAGCCTCTGATGACCGTGGACAGCTCAAACAGATATGGCCTTGTGTCGTCATTCGTCACTCAATTCAATCACTTCAGCACGGGACAGGATGTTAGGAAACCGCTGAACACATTGACAGCCAGGACGAATCACTTCGGAGAAGTGCGGGCGTTTCTGGTGAAGTATTACGGAAACGGCGACAATGCTGTCTCATGCAAGGAACCAGCTCCGACGATCACGGCAAAGGACAGAATAGGGCTTGTGACCGTTAAAGGAGCTGACTATCAGATAACAGACATCGGACTCAGGATGTTGACACCGCGGGAATTATTCGATGCTCAAGGATTCCCGGACGATTACATCATCGATGTCGATGCGGATGGAAAAGAATATCCTCGGAGCGAGCAGGTCGCGAGATGCGGTAATGCTGTTTGTCCTCCGATTCCGGCAGCGCTGGTCAGGGCGAATCTTCCGGAACTGTGCAGTAAGCAATGATTGGAGGGGAATGTTTTGAACTATGAAAGCCCGATAAACATCATTTCTCGGCAGATGGAGATCCAGATGGAAGGCGAAATCATGAAAGCTGTCCAGAGAGTCGGAATCGATGTCGATAAAGATGAGCTCTTGAGGGCGCTTCGATACGACCGGGGCCAGTATCAAAAAGGATATATGGACGGATTCAGAGACGCGCTGGACGGAAAATGCCAGGAAGAAGGAGGAGAAGAGACAGAATGCTTTTGAAGGCTGTAAAGAAATTGAGCTGCGGAGATATGCTGATGCCGGACATCAGCAATGACGAACTGATCCGCATCGCGAAGCGGGAGCTTGCTCAAAAGATGGTCGAGATGATGTATGAGAAAGACCTGGTCAGAACGGAGGTCAGACTGGAGCAGGAAGCCGGAAGGCCGATTGTCACGGTGACGGCCATCGTCCGGGCCTACAATCCGGATGACTGACAGCGAGGAGGGAGTCCAGATGATCATAATCAGCATCAAACCGAAGTGGTGTGAGCTGATTAAATCCGGAGAAAAGATAGACGAAATACGGAAGACACGCCCGAAGGGCATGGTCTTTCCTGAAAGAGTCCTGATCTATCAGACAGAAAACGGCGGAGTGATCGGAGAATTCACACTGCGAAAGCTGACATTCATTCAGGCATGGATCGACAGCGACGGAACAAAACATCTCGGAAACACTTTCGGCCTGCGGCATTGCGTTCCGGATCAGGAGCTTTTTGATTATCTGTACAAGGAAACGCCTCCAGGGAAACCGTACTCCGGAGGCTGGGCATGGAGAATCGAAGATCTGATCATTTACGACAAGCCGAAAGGCCTGAACCTTTACGGGATAAAGAATCCGCCTCAAAGCTGGCGCTATGTAGATTAAGAAGGAGAAAACAAAGATGAAGAGCATCTCAGAAGAAATCACAACCAGGGAGCTGATCGAGTGGGCAAAAAGGAACAAGCTTCGGATCGAGGTTGAGATCGAGCCGAGCGAATATGGACCGCTCCGGCGGAGGATCACTGTCGAGCCGTGGGCTCCATATCAGCCATATTGTCCGAACGGATTCAAGCCGGAGGATGTCTATTTCCTCAAAAAGTCAGCTCCGGAGAAGGATCAGGATCCGGCGGAGGCTCCTGACAAGAAGCTCTATCAGGTCGGGGATCTGATGTCCTTCACGCTGACAAACGGTCGGCAAATGCGAGCTGTGGCAGCCCAGCAGGACGGCGATGAGATGATCTTCGCCGCACTGGCCAGCTTCATGGACACAGACTGGAACGAAGATGACACCACAGAGGGAGGCTATAAGGAAAGCAAGATCCGGAAGACGGTCAACACGGAAGCGCTGGCGCTGATCCCGCCGGATCTGCGGGAAAGGATGAGGGCATTCACGGCGGAGGAGAACGACGGAGATCTGATGACGATTCCTTCCAGAGAAGAGATCTTCGCGGCGGATGAAATGCTGGAAGGAATGAGAGATCGCCGGAATGTGATCTGCATGGACGCGGAGGATAATTATACGGATTGGTACTGGCTCCGTTCAGTGTGTTCCGCGTCGCACGCCTGCATTGTGAGCATCAACGGATTCGCGAACAACGTCGGGGCCAGCAGCAACTTTGGCGTGCGCCCGCTTTTCAAGATCGTTAATCAGTAATCTCGACCGCGTGAGCGGGCGGGCGAAAGGAGCAGACAATGGAAGAGAAAAAGAAAAGGATCGATCTCGGACTGGACAATCCAGTCATGACGGCGGCAAAGCAGGCCATGAATGCGATCATGAAGCTTGCAGTCGCCAGGGCGATCGGGACAGGGAGCATGGAAGGCACGGCAACACTCACCGTGCGCTTCGAGCTGGAAGATGACTTCGACAAGAAGACCGGAGAAACATTCATCAGACCGAAGATCGATTTCAAAAGCAGGTACGCTGTACCGCTGAAAGACAGCATCGACGGAAAGATCATGGATCCTTGCCGGATCATCCAGAACGGAGAAGGGTTCTGCATGATCAGCAATCAGATCAGCATGGATGAAATCATGGAAGAACTGGGGGACGAAACATGAGCAGAGCGATGGAAAGAGCGATCCGGGATACATATCTCGGATTGACAACACCTGGGCGCTGCGGGAACTGCGGAAAGAAAGGCGCTCGCTTCAGATTTTCGAATGATTACGCGGAGCCGACTGTAGAGTTTGATCTCTGTCCGAAGTGCATGGAAACGGCGGTCAGATGTGTCGCATTCTTCCTGAATACCAGAGCAGGCCATGAGGCAACAAAGAGAAGGCTGCTGGCCATGATCGACGAGAGCAGGAAATGACTTTCTTCTATTATATTGAGTCACTCCGGACGGATCCGGAAGCGGGGCGCGGTGAACCCCATTGAGAGGCTTGTATGATGTATTAAATAATGAGGCATCCGGTCAGGATCCGGGAGAAGAGGATCGGGATCCGGATCGGAAGATCAGATCATCATCAGCCGAAAAAGATCACGATAGTTTCGCGGAGAAGGGGGTGTCGGGGGAAACGGAGCGCCGGGACAGATCCGGATGACGGACAACCTGCTGGCGCTCCGTGTCCCCTGACCGTATAGAGAGGGGATCCTGATCATGTGGGAATATGCTGCGCTGTTCGATATGCCGGAAGGGATGACAGCGCTGGAGCTGGCCGCGAGGGCGGAAGGCTGGTGGAAGCGGGAGGGCTGTGATCTGCGGGTCGGTCAGATGGGATACCGGACAGCGACCACAGTGGCCGGGGGCACTCTGGTCGCGGAGATTTATCCGACATGGGGCCGGGAGATGAGAGGACGGGCTAGGGCAGCAAAGAAGAACCTGACTCCGGATCGGATTAGGAAGCACAACCGGGAGCGGGCGAAGTTTCGTCTCCAGCTGCTGATGGACGCAAACTTCACGGATCAGGATCAAAGCATGACGCTGACCTATACGGACGCGCCGGAGGAGCGGGAAGCTCGAAAGGATGTCAGGAACTTTCTCGACAGGTTGAAAAGGGCCAGGGCAAGAAAGGGACTGCCGGAGCTCAAGTATATCTATGCGCTGGAGGATGAGAAGGACGGGCAGAAGAAGCAGCTGCACTGTCACATCGTTCTCAGCGGAGGGATGGAGCGGAAAGAGGTCGAGGAGATCTGGCGGAAAGGATCACAGGCGCGGGGCTTTGCAAACTGCGATCAGCTACAGCCGGACAAGGAAGGGCTCCGGAGACTGGCGTTTTACATCTACGATCAGAACCGGGGGAAGGAACAGGCAAAAGGGAAACGCCATTACTCATGCTCGAAGAATCTGATCGAGCCGAAGACACGGACCAGCATGAGCAAAGTCAGCAACGCAAAAGTCCGGAAGATGGCGCGGGACTTCAACGGGGTGGCAAGGTCGATCATGGAGCGGGTTTATCCAGGTTATGAATTTGTCCGGGGCCTGCGGTATCAGGAGAACGAAAGTGGAACCATGAGCGAAAGCTGTGTCCGCTTTTCGGATTACACAGACGGAGTGTATATCCGGGTGATGATGAGAAAGATCCAGGGAGGAAAACGAGATGGAAAGGTTTGAGATCCTGACAAGGTACAGATGGCTGATGATGGAAGCGGAGACGCTGATCAGGCAGGCGGACAAGGTCATGGGAATCGGAGCCCCGGCAGAGGTGCGCTCGACATGGCCGACAAAGGACAAGCTCCAGGGATTGCCGCGGGGGACAAATGATCCGGAATCAGCCAGCGCTCAGAGCTTCGATGGGTATATCAACCGGCTCCGGGAGAGAGCGGCGGAGCTGCTTTCCATCTGCGATCAGTTTGAGCTAGTGCTCTCTCTGCTGGCAGACGATCAGGAAAGGGTGATCTGCCGGAAGTATTATGCGCTCGGACTGACGGATGAAATCATCGCGGAACAGGTGCACATGGATCAGAGCACGGTCAACCGGATCCGGAACAGAGCCATAGAGAATTTAAAATATGCATAAAAAACTGTTGATTGCATACCGGGGAGACTGTAGGCTTGTAGCATGGGAAAGCATGAAACAAGGACATAGTTTTTCTGGAGTGCTTCCGGGTTCTGCTCCTTACCGGAGGCGGGGCACGCTTTGCACCAGTGCGCGAGGAGGGACGGCACTGTATGGGATCAAGATCAAGTCGCTGGCCATATGTAAGAAGGTTGGCGTGGGACAGAGACAGAAAAGCGAGAGCCCCGTGTCATATCTGCGGGATGGCGATTGATTATCATCTGGATCCGTCATCCGCTCCGGATTCCTGGGAGCCGGATCACCTGATCCCGGTCGCGAAAGATCCGGACAGGGAGCTGGATTTGACCAACATTCTTGCATCACATATGCGATGCAACAGGGCCCGCGGGGACGGAACAAACGGAGAAAATGAGCTCGGGAAAAGGAGCCGAATTTGGTAAAATTCGACTCTTTTTTTGATGGCCTTCCAGGGGGAAGGGGCCAAAAATCTCGCGCGCGCGATAAAGGAAGAGTCCACCGACGGCAGTCTTTTCCCCCTCCGCAAGATCCGGGAATTTTTTTCGGAAATCATGATTGAGAAAGGCGGCGAAAGCATGACGAAGGCAGAAAAAGCAATGCTCTCCGGGGTGGATCCGGTCATGAAGGATCAGGCAGTAACCGTCTGCCGGATCGAGCGGGCTTTCCGGGCAAAGGTGAAGGAGCTGATCCCGATCTTCAAGGAGGCGGAGGCGACTCAGACCGTCACCAACACTCAGGGCGAAAAGGTGCTGAAGAGCAATCCGGCCATGCAGGAGATCAGGGCAACGTTCCGGGATTATTGCACCATCGTCAAGGTGCAGCAGGACATCCTCGCCTGTAAAACAGCGCCGGTCGAGGTGACATCCATCAGCGCTCTCCGGAGCAAGCTGAAGATCGCGAAATGACAGGTAAGACAGAGCCTCGGATCTATACTCCGGAACTGAGACCGCTGACGGAAGAAACGACGCTGGGCTTCGCCTGCATCGAGTACGCAAAAACGGTCCTCCGGAAGACTCTTTATCCATGGCAGGAATGGGCGCTGATTCATGCTCTGGAAATTGTGGGAGATCTGTCGAGCTCATGGCATTTCAGATATAGGACTGTCCTCTTTCTGATCTCGCGGCAGAATGGGAAAACGGTTCTCTCTGAAGTGATCGCGAGCTTCTTCCTGAATGTCCTCATGATCGAGAATCTTTTCGGGACTTCCCTATCGCTGGAAAAAGCCGAGGAGGTCTGGGAGGCGGTCATAAAAGACCAGGAAGATTTTCCGGAGCTCTCAAGAGACATCACGAAGATCTCCAGGACAAACGGAAAGAAGCGCCTGGAGCTGACAGAAGATCGAAAATACAAGGTCGGAGCTCCGTCGAGGCGGGCAGGCCGCGGAGACAGCAACGATCTTGTCATGTTGGATGAGCTGCGCGAGCAACGGGACTGGGAAACATGGGCCGCAGCTGTGGCCAGCATCAGCGCGAAGCCGAACGGGCTTGTCCTCTGTTTCTCAAACGCAGGAGATCCGGAGTCGATCGTTCTGCGGCAGATCCGCGCACAGGCGCAGGGACAGAAAGCGGATTTCGGCGGAGACATCGACTCCAGCACGCTGGGACTTTTCGAGTGGAGCTCAAAAGAAGGATCGTCGATGGATGACTGGGAAGCTCTCGCGCAGGCGAATCCGGCTCTCGGATATGGGCGCCTGACAGAGCGGGCGCTGATGGCAAACAGGGCGACTTTTCCCGAAGCGAAATTTCGCTCAGAGTGTATGTGCCAGCAGGTGGAGACCATTCTTCCTCCGCCTTTTCCAGATGGAGCATGGGACAGCGGAACAGATGTCAACTCATTCATCCCGCCGGAGTCCCCTGTTTACTTCGGGATAGACCTGTCGCAGGACAGACGATGGACATCCATCGGAGCCTGCGGTCTGCGCGAAGACGGAAACTGGCACATTGAGCTTGTGGCGCGGAGGATAGGCACGGAGTGGGCGCTGGACTGGTTCAGGGAGCGGGCGCTCAAAGGACGGATGAAGCTCGCTTTCCAGAGCCGGGGAGCTCCCGTCTCAGGGCTCGCGGAGCAGATCTGCACCATTCAGGGAATCGAGAGAATCGCGATTGAGGGACCGGACCTGTCCAATGGATGGGGCCGGTTTTTTGATGGAGTCTGCGCTTGCCTTCCGGATCGGGAGGGCGTGCGGATCTATCACTTGCCGCAGCCGGTCATGGATACGACAGGACACACGATGCAGCTGAAACAGATGGGCGGAGGCGTAAAACTTCCGGACAGAATCAAAAGTCCGGATGACATCGCTCCGCTTTTCGCCTGCATCATGGCTTTCACGGCGGCGACAAAGACAACGACAGAGAAAAAGATATATGAATCCGCGTATGAGAGCGGATCCACATTGACTTTTATCTGATGGAGAGGGGGACGGGTGGATGCCCGGTATCTTGCAGCGATGGCGGAGCTTTTTCCGCCCGTCGATTTATCAGATCACTTTCGGCCCGGACGCTCCGGCGGAGGTTCTGAATCTGACAGCCCGCAATCTGTATAACTCACAGAGTAATCTTGCGGCAGTGGTCAATTTTCTGGCGGCGAGCGTCGCACAGCTGCCGCTCAAGGTTTATCGCCGCGGAGAGGATGACGAGCGGGTCCGCGACAGAACAAGCGCGGCGGCTCTTCTGCTGTGGGCTCCGAACGAGGATCAGACAGAATATGAATTCATGAGAGCTCTGTACACGGAGATCTCGGTTTTCGGATGCGTTTACATCTGGGTCATTCCGGATAAGGACAGCGAGAGCGGATGGCAGATGCGCGTCATCCCGACGGACTGGGTCACGAACACGGAGAAGCGGAACAGCTACGGAGCGGAAAAGATCACAGTCGTTTCCTACTCCGGAGATGCTGTGGAAATCCCGCGGACAGAGTTTATCCGATTCTCGACATATTCTCCGGGGAATCCGGGAGGCTATGTCTCCCCGATCTCCGCTCTGCGGCAGACGCTGGAGGAACAGATCCAGGCTGGCCGCTTCCGGAGGGAGCTGTGGAAGTCATCCGGGAGACTGAATGCGCAGATCATCAGGCCGAAGGATGTTCAGGCGTGGTCAGACGAGACGCGAAAGAAATGGATTGAGGCTTTCCGCGAGGCGTGGGGAGCCGGAGGAAGCAAAGCCGGAGCAATCCCGCTGATGGAGGACGGAATGGAGATCAAGCCATTCCAGACATCTTTCAAAGAGCAGCAGTGGATGGAGTCCGTCAAGCTGTCCAGAGAGGATGTCGCCGCGGCATATCGCGTCAATCCTTCCCTGGTCTGGCATACGGACACGCAGACATATGCGTCCAGCAAAGACAACGCGAGGGCACTATATGCGGAGTGCCTGGGGCCGGATCTCCAGATGATCCAGCAGCGGATCAACACCTTTCTCCTGCCGATGATCGGCGCGGAAAAAGGAACCTATGTTGAGTTTGACCTGACAGAAAAGCTCAAAGGGAATTTCGAAGAGCGGGCATCCATCATACAGAGCTCCGTCGGCGGGCCGTGGCTCACCAGGAACGAAGCACGGAGGGACAACAACCTTCCTCCGATCGAGGGCGGAGATCAGCTGATCGTCCCGCTGAATGTGATCACCGGCGGACAGGCCAGCCCAACGGACACGCATTCCGGAGGCACAGCCGGGAATCAGGTCATCCTCGATCTGCTTGCAAGGTCACTGAGAAAGTCCAAGCAGGCGGAGGAAGACGATCAGGAAGAAATCGTCATTCCGGGGGCCAGAGTAACGCAGCGGGATCAGGACGCTGTCGGAGAACTGCTGGAGAGGTTTTTCAAACGTCAGGGGAAAAGCATCCTGCCGAAGCTGGGAGCGGACTCCGAGTGGTGGGATGCGGAGAGATGGAACAAGGAGCTTGCGGACGATCTTGAGCCGATCATGAACGAGATCGCCATCAGGCACGGAACGGCCATGGCCAAAGCCATGGGATCCGAGTTTGTGAAAGAGCTGATCGTGAATTATCTCAGAAAATTGGCAGAGGCCAGAGCAGAGCTGATCAACTCGGAGACAGAGGACAAAATCCGGCAGTCCATGGAGGAAAACGAAGATCCGGAAACGGCAGCGCAAAGCGAGATCGACAGAAGGTCAGGAAATGACGCGAGCCTTCTCGGAGCGATGCTGGCAAAGGTGGTCACAGGCTGGAGCGTAGAGGAATCCGTAAGGCAGGCTGAGAGCCAGGGAATAAAAAAGACAGTCCTAAAGGAATGGGTTACTGGGCCTCACGCAAGGGCCTCGCATTCCGCTATGAACGGAGAGCGCGTCAGGATCGACGCGCTCTTTTCGAACGGCGCGAAGTGGCCGGGAGATGACAAGCTTTCCGCAGAGGAATCCTGCGGATGTAACTGCTCGACAAAGGTGATCGTGATCACCGAATGAGGGAGGAAAGCAAAATGAAACGCTTCAAGGATTTTGATGTCCAGTATAAGGACGAAGGGACCGGATCGATCGAAGGTTATGCCAGCACATGGATCCGGAAGGCGGACTCCTGGGGCGATGTGGTCGCAAAGGGAGCATTCACGAAGACGCTGAAAGAGCGCTGGAACGGGGGAAAAGGCATTCCCTTCCTCTGGAGCCACAAAATGGACGATCTGAAAGCCTTCATCGGGACCGCAGCAGCGGATGAAGATGACAAGGGACTTCATTTCATCGCGACTTTTGATGACACGGAGGAAGCACAGAAAGTCCGGCAGCTCTACAAGGATGGAAGACTTCGGAAATTCTCATTCGCTTACGATGTTCTGAAAAGCGGCATGGTCACGCTGGAGGACGGAAGCAAAGCGAATGAGCTTCAGGAGCTGGATCTGTTCGAGATCAGCGCCGTCACGGTCCCGGCCAATGATGATGCTTCCGTCGTGGATGTGAAATCAGGGCGGAGGAACAGCAAAGCGGACGAGGACAAGCTGAAGAATGTTGTCACGCTGCTCGATGAGGCGAAGAAAACGCTTCAGGAGCTGCTTGATATAGATGACCAGGAAGGCGGAGAGGACGGAACGGAAGGCAATGCGGGAGCAAAGGACCCGAAGGGAAGCAATCCGGACAAGAAAGGTCTGCTGGAATTCATAAAAACAATCACAGAATGAGGAGGAAAAAACAAATGAAAAAGAAACTGGAACAGCTGAAGGCGCAGCTGGCCGCTCTGAAAGAGCGCATCGAAGCCGATGACAAGGACGCGATCGCGGAAGGCGTGAAGCTCCAGGGCGAAATCAAGGAAACCGAAGCCGCCATCAAGATGGCGGAGCAGAAGGCCGCTCTGCTGGGCCAGATCGGCATGAAGGAAGAAGAGGACAACTCTGCTCCTCAGAAGAAGGCCCGCTCCCTGGGCGAAAACTTCGTCCAGCATCTGAAGGAAAGCAAGGTCGGAAAGCGGTTTGAGATCGCCGCTCCTGCTTTTGAGAAGGCGGCGACCGACACGCAAACCTCTCCCGCAGGCGCTGTGGGCTTCGCGACAACCTATGACAGGAATGTCGTGACAGCTCCGCGGACCGCGCTTGTCGTTCGGGATCTGTTCGGCGCTGAATCCATCACCGGCTCCACCCTGGTATACCTTGTCGAGGGAGCCATCGAAGGCGCGCCAGCCGTGACGGCAGAGGGCGCGGAGAAGCCTCAGGTGCATTTCGCCGACCCGACCCCGAAGACCGTTTCCCTTGCGAAAGTGGCCTGCCACATCAAGGAAAGCGACGAGTATATCAACGACTACCCCTTCCTGGCTTCCGCCATCAATGGACGCCTGCTGTATGAGCTGGGCCTCGTCGAGCAGAACAAGCTGGTCACGGATCTGCTGGCGACCTCCGGCGTGCAGACCGGAACCTATGCGGCCAATGCAACCGCGACCGACATCGCGGAAGCGATCCTCCAGGCGGCGATGGATGTGCAGTCCGGATCCGGCTTCGCGGCGGATGCGATCATGCTTCATCCGACGGACTGGTTCAAACTGCGCACCGCGAAGGCCAGCGGAACGGGCGAATACTTCGGAGGCGGATTCTTCGGAGCTCAGAATGTTCCCAACCTGTGGGGCATTCCCGTATGCGTGACCACCGCGGTCGCCGCCGGGACGATCGTTGTCGGCGCTTTCAAGACCTGCGGATCTGTGGTCAGCAGGGGCGGCGTGAGCGTGGAAGCGACCAACGTCAACGAAGATGACTTCGTGAAAAACCTGATGACCATCCGTGCAGAAGAGCGGCTCGCTCTGGCTGTGCGTCGGCCTGCGGGCTTCAAGAAGCTCACCAAGGCGTCTTGATCGACAGACCGAGGGGAGGCTCTCGCCTCCCCTCCCTTTGAAAGGTGGTGAAATCAGATGCTGAAAAACTATATCGTCAACGGCTTGCAGTTTCAATTCAAGGAGGGCGACCAGCCAGCCGGAGCCGTAGAGGTAGAAAAGCTGAAGCAACCGGAAAAGGCGGAGGAGCCAGAAACGAAGGAGGCACCGAAGCCTGCAAACAAGGCCAGGAAGGCGGCGACGAAATGAACCTGATGACAACATGGGGATACGCCATCGAGGATACGGAGGAGCTTACAGATCTGCTGACGGTTGCAGAATTCAACACCATCACCGCGAACAAGTACGCGGGAGATGTGAGGATCCAGGAAGCGATCAAGGCGGCATCGATGGCAATCCGCAACTATTGCGGATGGCACATCTTCCCACAGCTGGCCTGCATATGCTCAGAGCGGATCCTTTCAGGAGACGGAAGGCTGAAAAGAGCCGGAGCAGACATCCTGATCCAGCTCCCGGCTTCCATCGTGACGGGCGTTTCATCTGTTGCCATCGATGGGAATGCTTTCACTGATTTCGCTATCAGTCAAAACGGCTTGCTTCGCCTGTTCGATGTGTACAGACTGACAATATCCAGGAGGACAGAAATCACAGTGATCTACATTGCCGGACTGCCGGACGGGCTGACAGACACCATCAAAGAACTGGCGGCAGGACGGATCACAAGGGCACTGTCTGGAACGGCTGGAATCGCGAGCGAGAGCGCTGGCGGAGTGTCCGTATCGTATAGCTCCGGATGGACAAACGGCGGAGGAGCGGGAGCTCTTCAGTCTACGGATGTGGAAACGCTGGAGCCGTACAAGCTGCGGGGGGTGTTCTGATGGCTCTACCATCCTGGGCACAGCAGACCGTGGAGAGGATCCGCCCGACGATTAAAATCGTCCGCGGATCTGAGATCCCGGACTGGTCAAACCCTGATATCTTGCAAATCAACGGCTGTTCTGTGCAGCCTGCCAGCACCTCTCTTTCACAGGATGGACGGATACAGGGTATCACAGACGGATACACCTGTTACCTGCCGCCTGCGTCTGATGTGCGGGCCGGGGATCACATCAGGTTCGGCGGGCATGACTACACGATCACAGGCGAGCCTCAGGTCTGGCAGAGCCCATCCGGGCGAGTGAGCAATATGCAGCTCAATCTGGAGAGGTGGTCAGGCTGATGGCAAAGACCGAAATCACAATCGAATGGATCCATGAAGGATTCGAAGAGATTCTCTGCGATCCTGGCACCATGTCGGAGGTGGCTACAGCGACCGAACGAATTAAGGCAAGAGCAAACGCGAACAACCACCGCGGCGGGAACGGATTCGAATCAGGAACGAGGATCGGAAAGGCTTTTGGCAGCCAGCGCGCCATGGGGTTTGTGTACACGACTGACCGGAAGAGCCGGATCGCAGAGTCAGAGGACAAGGCATTAAGCAGGGCGGTGAGCGGATGATTGAGATTGAGCGCTCCATAGACGTGGAGGATGAGATCCGGAAGATTCTCGCGGATCACCTGACTGCATATTGCCGGCCTCTGCCTGTGAATTATGCGCTGCCGAATATTCTGGTTACACAGGTCGGCGGCAGTGACACGAACAAGGTGGACTCGTTCGAAATCGTCCTGGATTCCCGCGCCAGCAATGAGGCGGAGGCGCTGGAATATCTGCGGAACGCGGTTGGCATTCTGAAAGCCAGGGCGGGACGCAGCGACACACCGATTCGATTCGTAACTATCAACTCATCCGGTAGCTGGGGCATGGATCCGGTCCGGGAGGATCTGACGATGTGTTCCGCGCGGCTGGAGGTTGTTGCACACCTGGAAAACGTAACGATCAATTAAATGGAGGTATAACCAAATGACGAACAGGGTTAATGTTTCTGTCGGTAATGAAAACGCGAGCGGGATGTTTTTCCATGCTCCGTACAATCCCGATTCTCCCGAAACGCTGCCCACCACCGGCGCTGCTGTGCTGGCTCTGGTAGCTGCTGGGAGCAACTGGAAGGTCGCCGGCGCTGTCGGCGAGGAAGGCCCCTCCTGGACGCCATACGGCTCCACTGAGGATATCAAACTCTGGGATCTGTCTGTGGCCCGCACCGTTGAGACGGAGAAAGGGACCATGACCATCCCGGTGATCAGCACCGATGCCGAATCCATGAAGACGGTTTTTGGCACCGCCGCTGTCGCCACTACCGCCACCGGATTCACCGTTGACGCGAGCAATGGCCCGCGGGGCGCTGAGGAATCCTTTGTCCTGTATGGCAAAGATGGCGACGACGACCTGATCTGG